CCCATTGCGGAAAGCCAAAGTATGAAATGATGGAAGCAAGAAAATTGGAAATCTGTAAATATTGTAGATGTGATGATAAAAAATGTAGTGTGAAAAGGGATAAACAGAATGTCAAAAGAAAAAAAGTTTAAGTTTACAGATAATAAAGAAATAAATGAAGAAATATCTGCTACGAGTTGGAAAAAGGCAGTTAAATCTTTCCAAAATAAAGTAAAAGTGCCATTAATCTTTATGGAATGGATAAGTAAGAAAGGTCAAGAGATGACCAAGTGGCAAAAACTACCTATAGGTAGAAAAGATAAGATAGGAAAGTAAATTATGAGTAATATTGATACGTTAGTAGAACAATTGGGAAAATTAACAGTTATTGAAGCGGGTGAATTAGCAAAAAAACTAGAGAAGACTTGGGGTTTAGATTTAAATGCTATAATGAGTACACCTGCGCCAGTTGAAGAAGTAAAAGATGAGTCTTTATTCAAAATTACTCTAATAGGTTTTGAACCTGATAAAAAAATTAGTGTAATTAAAGCAATTAGAGCGTTTAAAGATATGGGACTACTTGAAGCAAAGAATTTTGTAGAAGGTTGTCCTTCAATTATTGCCGAAGACCAAGCAAAAGATGAGGCAGATAAAATTAAGGCAGATATTGAGTCTGCTGGAGGAAAAATAGAGGTAAAATGATAGAATACTTAAAAGACGCAAAAAAATGGTTAACTGAAACTAAAGTTCCAGTATACGTTTTAATATTAGTAGTAGCAATTTGGATATTAGCATAAAGCAATGCCAGGTATCAGTAGAAAAGGCGACCAATTAACAACAGGACACACTTGTGCTGGAGTAACTATATTAGATACTCCAACACAATCTACTGTAAGAGCAAATAATATTGTTATAGCAAGAAAAACAGATAAAACTGTTTCTCATCCATTTTCACCACCACCACTTTGTCCACCACACGTTGCTTTTGTTAATAAAGGTTCTTCTACTGTTAGAGTTGTAGGATTGCCTGTATCACGAATTGGTGATAGTACAGACAATGGACAATTAATTAAAGGTTCTACTACAGTAAGAGCGGGCTAAACTGTATAAATATTACAGTTATGGCACAAAATCAAGCATTCTTAAACGATTATACAAAACACGTTAAAAGTACTAGTACTAGGCAGTCTAGGAAGTTTAGAGATATAGATTTAGACTTTGGTAGAAATCCAATAACTAATGACGTTAATGTTGTTGAAGACGCAATAGCAATAAAAAGGTCTGTAAAGAATTTAGTACAAACAAATTTCTATGAAAGACCTTTCCATCCAGAATTAGGTTGTGGTGTAAGAGGATTACTTTTTGAAAATTATACTCCAGTAATGAATGTATTTTTAAAAAGAAAAATAGAAGAGTGTTTAATTAATAATGAACCTAGAATCAAATTAACTGGTATTATAATAAATGGAGATTCTTTTGAAGAAGGTTCAGAAGCAGATGATTTGACGGCAGCACCAGGGGGAAATGTAGATGATAATAGATTAGATGTAGAAATACATTTTAATATTATAGGTGTACCAAATCCACAATCAGTTTCAATAATTTTACAAAGGTTAAGATAAGATGAGTCAACATAAACTAGAAGTATCAGAATTAGATTTTGATTTAATCAAATCAAATTTAAAATCATTTTTACAAAGTCAAACACAATTTCAAGATTACGATTTTGAAGGTGCTGGTTTATCTATTTTATTAGATGTACTATCTTACAACACTCACTACTTGTCATACATCGCTAATATGTCAACTAATGAAATGTATTTGGATAGTGCTGATATTAGAAAAAATATTGTTTCATTAGCAAAGATGTTAGGATATACTCCTACATCTCCTAGAGCACCAAGAGCGGCTATTGATATTCTTATTAATAACGCAACAGGTTCGTCTGTTACAATGCAGAAGGGAACAATGTTTACAACTACAGTTGAAACAGTTGATTATGAATACGTAACTAATGAAGATATAACAATTACACCAGTAAATGGAGTTTATAAATTTGAAAATGTACCTCTTTATGAAGGAACATTGGTTACATTTAAATATACGTATGACGCAAATGATACTGACCAGAAATTTGTTATACCTAGTCCTTTTGCAGATACTTCAACTTTAAAAGTTACAGTTCAAAATAGTAATACAGATTCAACGCAAGGTGTGTATACTTTAGCAGGTGGTTATAATAATGTATCAAGTAATACAAAAGCATATTTTATACAAGAAGGTTCAAGTAATAAGTATGAAATTTATTTTGGTGATGGTATAACAGGTAAAAAATTAGAAGATGGTAATATTGTAATAATGGAATATATTGTAACTAATACAGTAAATTCAAATGGTGCTTCAAAATTTGCATTATCAGGAAACGTTGGTGGATTTTCAAACGTAACTATAACAACAGAATCAAATTCATCAGGTGGTGCAATTGCAGAAACAAATGACTCAATAAAATTTAATGCACCTTTACAATATGCCGCTCAAGATAGAGCAGTTACAGCAACTGATTATGAAACGTTGGTTAAATCAATTTATCCAAATGCATTATCAGTAAGTGCGTGGGGTGGTGAAGATGATGAAACTCCAACTTATGGTGTTGTTAATATTTCAATCAAAGCAAAATCAGGAACAGTATTATCAGATACATCAAAAGCAGATATAGTAACTCAATTAAAACCATACAATGTTGCTTCAGTAAGACCTATCATAAAAGATCCAGAAACAACTTCTGTATTAATTACTTCAAATGTTAAGTATGACGCAAAGGCAACAGCAAAAACTGCTGATACTATAAAGGCAGATGTTATTGATAAGTTAATAGCTTATAATGCTTCTACTTTACAAAAGTTTGATTCAGTATTCAGATATTCAAAGGTAACAGGTTTGATTGATAGTTCAGATGATAGTATTTTATCAAACATAACAACTGTTAAAATAAGAAAATCTTTCCAACCAATACTTTTAACATCTTCAAAATATAGTATCTATTTTAGAAATGCATTATATAATCCACACGAAGGACATTTAGCAAGTTCAGGTGGAATATTAACTTCATCAGGATTTAAAGTAGATGGTAATGCTAACGAATGCTTTTTTGATGATGATGGCGCAGGTAATGTAAGATTATATTATTATTCAAGTGGAGTAAAATCTTATTTAAATTCAACGCAAGGTACTATTAATTATGGTACAGGTGAAATAACAATCAATTCAATGAACATAGCTAGTATATCAAATATTAGAGGCACAACTTCAACAGTAGTTGAATTAAAAGTAACACCAAGTTCTAATGATGTTGTTCCAGTTAGAGACCAAATTGTAGAAATGGATATTGCAAATTCAACTGTAACTGTTACTGCCGATAGTTTTGTAGGAGGAAGTGCTGAGGCAGGTGTGGGATACACAACTACTTCCAGTTATTAATGACAAATGGCAAAATTTAATGATAAGATTTCTACAATACTCTCTGGTCAACTACCTGAATTTATAGTTAGTGAACATCCAAAGTTTGCTGAATTTCTTAAAGTCTATTACCAATTACTAGAGTCCGCTGAGTTATCAGTAACTTCTGTTAAATCTACAGAAGGTATCTTATTAGAATCAGAAACAGACCAAGCAAATAATTTAGTTTTAAATGCAAGTGCTTTAGGTAGTGCAAGAACATCACTTGACGCAGGCGATAAAGTTATTTTTGAAACTTATTCTGGTACTGAATATGGAAAATTTACTAGAGGTGAAACAATTACAGGACAATCTTCTGGTGCAACTGCTGTTGTATTAACAGAAGATTTAAATAGTGGACGTTTATTTATATCTGCTCAAGATAAATTTATAGATGATGAAATAATTGTAGGGTCAAGTTCAAATGCTTATGCAACAATAAATAATTATAAACCTAATCCAGTAAATAATATTACCGACCTAGTTAACTTTAGAGATCCAGATAATGTAATTAGTAATTTCTTATCAAATTTTAGAGATGAGTTTCTTGCAACATTACCAGATATATTAGCAAATCAAGTTGATAAAAGAAGTCTTATAAAAAATATTAAATCACTTTATCGTTCAAAGGGTACGAATAGAGGACACGAAATATTTTTTAGAGTATTATTCAATGAAGAATCACAAACATTTTATCCTAGAGAACAAATATTAAGAATATCAGATGGTAAATATGATACATTAAAAGTTATGAGAGCAATTGCTGATATAGGAGATACAACAGAATTAGTTGGGAGAACAATTACAGGTGCAGATAGTAAGGCCTATGCAATTGTAGAAAATGTTGCTCAATATCAAATTGGTGCAGATACAGTTACAGAATTTATTTTAAATAATGATTCTATTCAAGGCACATTTCAAATTTTAGAACAAATACAAGGGTCTGCTTCTGATACAGATGATTGGTATATTAAAGCAACTGTAACTGGAATTCCAGGAACAAAAACTTTAACAAATGATGGTTCATTAAATACTATAGCTGATACTGTTGCAGTTACAGCAGGTGGTGTAGGTGCTATATTTAATATTGATGAAATTGGTTCAGGTGGATTAACAGAAATTGTAATTAATAATAAAGGATTAAATTATGCAGTTGGTGATAAATTAGTATTTGATAATACTGAAACAGGTGGAAAGAATGCCTCTGGATTTGTAAGAGTTATTAATGGAGGAATTGCTGCTGAAGATTCTGACCAAATAGTTTTAGAAGATGGTACTATGGCTGCTGACCAATATTTTGGTAATAGTATTATGCAAGAATTAGGAACAGGCACAGGAACAATTGAAAAAATATTTTTAACTTATAGTGGTACAGGATATACTTCTTTACCAAGTGTAACTATAACATCATTAGGTACAGGTGGAAGTGTAAGAGCGTGGGGTGATGAGATTGGAAGAATTACAGCATTAAAAACAATTGAGTTAGGAAAAAAATATCAAGACGCTCCTAGTCCTCCAGTATTAGAATTTTATAACAGTTGTGTATTAACAGG